TCAAAAGGGGTTTGATAATATTATACGAGAATCTTTTGAAAATACAGACCAGTGCATTCACTTTCCAGATGGATCAACAGGCGATAGGCTAATATCCATGTCAATACTCGGAAGAGATTATTACAAGCGTTTCAATTACATCTATAATCCTGAATACATTTCCCTTTATTGCGATAACGAAACTATGGATGTGGCAAAGATATTAGGTCGATATAAGTTTGTAAATGAAAATATATTTTTACATTTGCATCCTGCACATGGAAACGCTTTGAATGATAATCAATACCGATACACTGAGAGTTTTCATCCTATTGATCAAGCAACCTATTTAAAACGTAAAGCAAACAATTTCGGACTATGATAAAGCTATCCATTTTAATACCTACTTTAAAAAGCCGAACTAATCAGCTTTTAAACGTTGTTTCAATGTTAAACAAACAGATAAAGGATTGTGAAGCCTTTGGTAAAGTTGAAATAATAATTGACGAAGATAATAGAGAAACAACTACCGGAGCAAAGCGTAATCGATTAATTGAGAAAGCCAAAGGGACTTATACGGTTTTTTTTGATGATGATGACGAACCGTTACCAGGTTATATTAGTTCAATACTAAAAGCAATTGAAAGCAATCCCGATGTTATACCTATTAACGGTTACATGAGTACCAATGGGCATGGTGCGAACTTTTGGGATATGGGTTTAGGTTTTGGATATAGTGTTAAGCAATTGAACGGAATTCAGGTGTATGATAGGTTTCCTAATCACATAGCGCCAATGCGTAAAGAATTAATAAAAGATTTTAAGTTTCTGAATGTTACAATTGGCGAAGATTATGAATGGGCTAAAAGAATTAACGATAGCGGAATATTAAAAACGGAAGTAAGAATAACAGAATCAGTTTATCATTATAAATTTTTAGAAAATAAATAATATGTATTCACAAAACCAAGAAGAGTTATACATCCTTAATCATTTTAAAGACAAACAAGGCACGTTCCTGGACTTAGGAGCGTACAATGGCAAAGAGTTAAGCAATAGCAGAGCCTTAATAGAACTAGGTTGGGCTGGGTGTTGTGTCGAACCGCACCCAACGATATGTGAAGAACTTGAACAAAACTGTTTAGGCTATGATAAAGTATTCTGCTTTGAAATAGCAATTGGGAAAGAAAACGGAATATTTCAGCTGAACGCAAATCCAACTTATTATTCTACTTTGATTGATTCTGAAATGGATCGTTGGAAAAATACTGACTTTGAATTTAAACCGATTGATGTAGAGGTGTTCGACTTTAAAACGTTTCAAACCGTTTCACCTTATGATACTTACGACTTCATATCTATTGATTGTGAGGGTGTTGATTACGATGTGCTTACTCAAATCGACCTAGATAAGGTTAAGTGTTCAATGATTTGTGTTGAAACAAATGGCAAAGAAACACAGAAATATATTGATTATATTAGTACCTTTAAGGGCTTCAAAGTACTTCATGTGAACGCTGAAAATTTAATAATGGCAAGACAATAAAGATGGAAATTTTAGAAAGATTTAAAGAAATAATTTTAACTCAAGAAAATCCATTTGTAATTGAGTTTGGTGCTTGCGATGGTTACCATACAGATATAATGTTGGATATTCTAAATAAAGAAAAACCTAATTATATTTATCATTTATTTGAACCTGTTGAATATTTGATTGAACCCATAATTGATAAGTTGAAATCAAATAGCAGAGTAAAAGCATTCAATGAAGCTGTCGGCTCAAAAACAGGCACATTTACATTTTATCAAAGTAGTGGTGGAGGTGTAAGAGAAGATGGTACTCTTATAGATGGTTATTATGGATCAAGTTCTATTCGAAAGCCAAAAATGGTTTTAAAATATTACAAAGAAATGAAATTTAAAAAAACAATTTGTAATTCAATAACATTTGATGATTACTTATTGAGAGAAAAATTAAGTGATAAAATAATTGATTTTATTTGGGCAGATATTCAAGGCGCAGAAGTAGATTTAATATTAGGTGGAAAAGAAGCATTTAAAAATGTTAGATATTTTTATACTGAATATTCTGATTCTGAATTATACGAGGGAGAAATCACACTAGAAAAGATTTTAGAATTGATGCCTAATTTTGAAGTTTTAGAAGATTACAAAGGAGATGTTTTGTTAAAAAATAAACTTTTATAATTTATATGGATAAGAAATGTATAGTATCATTTGGTTCTAGGGGCTTGTACATTTACAACAGGCATCTTGAAGATTACAACAAAGGGTTAAAAACAATGATTGCATCCACAATAGGAGTTTGGGATGGTGATTACTTAATTTACTCTATTGATGCTGATTTTAAAGAATACATGGGTGTTGAAATTGTTATTAATAAATCACTTAATACACATGGCGAAGTGCCTTATCAATTCAAACCTGCAATGATAGATATAGCTTATAAATTAGGCTATGAGCAAGTGGTATGGGTAGATTCAACTATACAAATGGTTAAGCATCCGCAGGAATTACTTGACCACGCTAAGAAATATGGTGTTTGTGTATTTGATAACTTAGGGCATCCTTTAAAATATTGGTGTAGTGATGTTGCTCAACAGAAACAAGGTGTAACAAATGCAGAAATGGAAACTATGCAACAAATTATGGCTTGTGTTATAATATTTGATTTTACTAATCCTAAAGGTAAAGAAATCTTTGAACGCTGGAAACAAGCTTCATTGGATGGGTATTCATTTAAGAATGAACGAAGCAATAGAGAAGGATTTAGAGGACACCGACACGATCAAGCAGTATTGAGCATGATTTGCGCAAAGGAATCAATACCTTTGCTTCCCTATGGCTACCTAGTCTATCCTCCACATGATTCAACAAAAGAGTATGGAGATAACTATTATTTTGTAAACAAAGGAATAAAATAACAATTTTACTATATTACAATGACAGCCGATTATTATAACAAACTAATACCATACGCAGGAATCTGTGAACTATTCGCTAAATGTGGCGAATATGTCGGAGGTGCAGATAGCTTAATACTTATCTACGAATCAATGTTTTCAACTACAATCAATGGTAGATGTCCCGGTTGTTTTGGTGCAATGCTTTTGGATGTAAACAATAAGATTAAAGAGTATGAACGGAATATGTAGGGTGTGCGAGTTGCTCGACAGCGATATAAGTATTAAACGAACGTACTATTGTGAGTTTTGCGAAGCTACTATTTGTTATCAATGCGGACCTAATATGTGGCGGAGGGCAAAAGCAATGTTAATGGAATTAAAACTAAAGAAATAATGAAAAAATTTAAACTGCATTATGCAAAAATTGATTTAGAAGGGGATATTCCTTGCTATGAAACAAATAGTCACGATTTAATTATTGATAAATTAGATTCGTTAATGTATGGGAATTTAGGAAAAATAGTTTATTTAATTTCAATTGGTGAAGAAATTTATATTTCACAATACAATACTCCGTCAATTGGTTTTGTTCTTAGAAATTTATCATCGGCTGGTGGAGTAGTTTGGTATCAAGAATATCCTTCATTTGAAGAAGCGTATACTGTTGCTTTATCAATGAAAGAAGGTGAAACTGATTTATGTTATTCGTCTGAAACAAAAAGTTCTCCATATTGGAACAAAGCCTGTAAAGAGTTTATAGATAAAACTTTCGGTGGAACACAACCAGTAATAACAATAAAATAATGGCAGCACCAAAAATAAATTACTTCACTTTAGGTAATAACGGAGGGCGTCCACGTATTTATAAAACTCCTGAAGATTTAGAAAGGAAGTGTATAGAGTACTTTGATTTCTGTATTACCGATAAACAGATAATAACCATAACAGGTTTATGCTTATTCCTTGGTATTCACAGAGATACATTGAACGGATGGCGCAAAGAAAAGAACGAGTTTTCCGACATTATAAATAGAGCAATGCAATCCGTTGAGATTGCCTACGAAACTAAACTTGATACGTTTACGTTTGGCGGTGCAATATTTGCCTTAAAAAATATCAACAAGGAGTACTGGAAGGATAAAACCGAACAAGAAGTTTCACAAACAATAACAAATGTCGCAGCAACCTTTGGCGGTAGTGCTATACAACCCCCACAAGAATCAACAACTGATACACAACTCGATTAATAACGAGCCTTATAAGTATTATTGTTTAGCTATTGGTAGACAGTTTGGTAAGTCGTTACTGGGTGAAAATCAGGCTTTGTTTTGGTTTTTCAATGTACCGAACTGTAAGATAGGCTGGGTATCTCCTATCTATAAACAATGTAAGAAAGTATTTGATGAGATAGATCATGCCTTTGCTTCTAATCAGTTTGTTTTTAAGGGTAAGAACAAAACAGACCTTACATTTACTTCACATAACAATAGTACTATTAACTTTTACTCTGCGGAGCGTTACGATAACATAAGGGGTGAAACATTCGATTATCTTATTTGTGATGAGTTTGCTTTTCAAGATGCTGAAGCGTGGACTGAGGTGTTAAGAGCAACGGTATTAGTAAGGGGAAAAAAAGTATTATTTTTATCAACCCCAAAGGGTAAGAACCATTTTCACCGCATCCATTCTTTAGGTGGTTCTAACCCACAATACAAG